GCTTGATGTAGGCGCGGACCTTCGCGTGCTCGGCTGGCGTGTTCGGCCGCGCCCGGCCCACCGCCTTGACCGCCGACGCCAGCGAGTTCGGCCCGGTACGCGCCTGTATCGGGAAGCGCGGCGAGTTAGACTGGTTGGACTTCGACGGAGGCATTGCTTGCCCCTTGGCCTGTAGGCGTTGTCTGAGCTTCTGACCCGCCACTGCTGTTCCCGTTGCTGCCATTCTTCTCACTCCAGTACTGATCCCAAGCCTCTACGGCGGCTTTTCCACTTCGTCCTGCGGTGACTCTCGACCAGTCAGAAACAAGCCCCGCATTAGCCGGCTCCTGGCCACGGAACACAACCCTCGCCAGACACTGGCAACGATCATGCGCATTGAATTCTGATGTTGCTTTATATACACCACTGCTAGCAGCAAGCCCAGAACAGTAACTACAACACCTAGGCTCAATGAAACGTTCCCAGCCCAGTGCAACATCGTCACCTGAGGCTGCCCGTGCGACTGTATTACGGCCCCCATTCATCACAACGCGCATACTAGCGCCCATAAGGGCCGTCCGCGCCATTCGTGATGCCGCAGCCGCACTCTTCCCATCATCTAGGAAGTGATAGAACTGCCCAACACCCATCGCTTGCGTAAAACCGGAGAGATAAGCAGGATCAAGAAAACTACCAGGGACAGCAGGCCCGTAGAAACCAGCAACAGCACGAGACAGCCCATAGTAGTTGCTAGCATCAGCAGCAGACATTTGATAATGAGTATCAATGATCCCACCAACAATTGGTTCTAGACGAGTCCACGAGTCACTAAAGTGGGCCGAGTCAACCATTTGCGTCCAGAACATCCCGATCGCCGAGGTTGCCCGCTTCCCGATCGCGGTCTGATTGTTCTGGTACCGGCCGAACAACATCTGCCCAGTTTTCGCCGACGGAACTGGCATGTTCACGGTCCACCGCCCGGAGCAGGCCCAGGCGGCGAAGCGGCCGGGAAACCACCCGGAGGCGTAGCCATCTCGGCCGCGCCACCCGGCAAGCTAGGGGCCCCTGGCGGTGCCCCGCCACCTATGGCTGCCGCCGCCGGTGGTGCTCCAGCTGGAGCTACAGCCATCTGCTGAGAGATCATCTGCTGTACGATCTGCTGTGCCTTCTCGCGCTGAGATGCGAGCTGCCACGACGCAACGTCGTCGGCCGTGGCGCCGGGAATCCGCGCCCACAGCTCCTCTTCCGGCACCCCAAGCTGCGCCGCTATGATCGCTAGGCCCTGAATCGTGGACCCGAATGCCCGCGCCGACGTGTCCCGCCAGATAACCTGACCGAACAGGTCATTCCAGCCGTCCTTATTGCCTCCAGCGCGACTCGCCAATCGGAACACGTTCCGCCACGGGTCCGTCATCCCGGCCTGTAGCTCCTCAATCTTCCGGTCGAGGCCGTCCCGTGCTGCTGCGAGCGCTTCGGCGGACATGTTGGCGACCTGTCCGAGCAAGTGATATGGCGGCACCTGGGAGATGGTCGACATATGTCGAATTCCATCTTCACGAATCGCCGAATACGGCTGTAGTGCCGTTTCCCCGAATTCGCCGAACTTGGTCGCCGGATCGTCACTCGCCCATACCCGGTCCACACCCGGCCGGAACGGGGCCTGCTCCCGTCCCTCCTCATCGACCGGCGACATACCGGACACATACCTCTGCCGAAACGCCGCGAACTGCGTAGAGATCATCAGGTTGAATGTGTCGAAGTTGATCTGGTCCTGAATCGGCATGATCGGCTCGATCTCGCCCGTACAGTCTTCCTCAGAATCCAGGTCAACTTCGTACAGGAACCGTACGACCGGGCAAACTCCCATACCATGCGCCGCAATCACCGGCTGTCCCTGAACTAGCACATCCATCGGGTCAGCCAGTTCTAGATGGGTATTCGTGATATCGGAAGTTACCGGGCCGGTGAGTATGTAGCGGTTTATCTCATCGTAAACGTACACCAACATCCTCGCCGAAGTGCTACCAGACTGCACCGCTCCTGTGCCAAAGACAGCCGAGCTACTGGCCGGAAGATTGATGATGTTCACCTCGATGGCGAACTGCGGCCATTCGTCATCGACATCATCCGCGTAGAACGCTGTCATTCGCCGTGGTGAAACCGGCCGGATAACCGGCACATCAGCGAGCTGCTCCTCATCCGAAGACATCTGCCCCGGCAGCACGACGGTGTACGCCGAACCGTACTTTATCACCGCGCGATGAACGCCGTGCTGCCGCGACACCATTCGGTTCGCGCGGAACGCATCCCACTCAGGCTGCTTTTTGTTCGGAGCTGCCATCTCGTTAGCCGTCGTGCCGCTCGGCCGGTACCCGTCAACGTGTAGGTTTTCCGAGATCACGTCAATAACGAGCGGCAGGAAGTTGCGCCGGGCTTTCTTAGCAATCCACCTATACTCAGCGTTTACGCCACGCGGGATGTACGGCGGATCTTGCTTCCCTCGGACGTAGTTAGCAATCCTCCGCAGGCGAACCTGTTCCGCCTGCCGAGCCATCAGCGCTTTCGAGACGGTCGATGCGACGTCAGCGATGCCAATAATCACGGCAACTCCTAAGAGAATGAGTAAACACGGCCGCCCCGCTTCTTGGTCGTGAGTTCCTTGCGCTCTTTGTACTTCTTTGAGGAGAGCACGAGACGCCGGGCGTGCCGCGCCCCGATCATACAGACGCAAGCGTCAATCTTGTTCGGGGACTTCGGCGATTCCTTACCAATAGACACTCCCCAGCGGTTCGGGCGACGGCGGGCATTCGTCACGTGCCGCCCTAGCGCGGAGTCGCCATCGTGAACAAACACAGCCGCACCCGGCGAGTCTATCTCCGACAGGACCATCTCACACGCCTGAGTGAATTCAGCCACATGCGATCGCATGTCCCACGCAACCGGCTGCGGATCACGACCTCCTGGCACCGCCCATACATCGACCGTCTCCTCAAACATCTCCCGCCAGGTTATCTTGGTGGACTCTTCCCACTCATTGACGTCCGCGAAGAAAGCGCACACATTCCAACGCTCCTTAGCCTGGCGAATGGCATAGTGGACTTCGTCAACTGGGACAAATCCGGTCCTTCGAGGCTCCCACACACCCAGTGTGAAGATGAACCCGGTCTCGATATGACAGCCCACCAGAGCTGTAGCGTCTCCCGTACGCGAGCCGTCAAAGAACATAGCGATGTCATCGTCATCATCAATCCGGAAATCAAGATCGGCTAGCCGCGACCACTTCTGTTGCGTCGTCCAGGCGTCTTGAGCAGACTCAGGCCAATTGAGGTAATAACGCTTCGACACATCGAGCGGTGTGCGAGGCGAGAGGATGCGGTTCTCCACAATATCCTCAATATCCGCCCAGTACGCATCACCGTAAGCAAATTCAACAGCTTTACGGATAGAAGCAATATCGTCAAAATCAATATCAGGAGGTGCCATGCGTGAATCATATAGGATCTTGCCCTTCCCCTTGAGCCGCCCTTCCTCCTGCGCTACCCACGCATCGAACGTCGTCTCGGCAACCGTCTCCTTCCCCGGCTCCCAAGCATTCGAGGTCTCGATGATCCGCGAGCCCGACTTGCCGACGTTGCGGTCCATTACTTCGGCAAGATCAACTCCGCCATTCGTCGGCGTAAACGATTCCGTCTGGTCCAGAATCGCAAACGTGACCAGCGCCCCTTCCTCGGTAGTGGGAGAAGACGTGATGACCATGAGCTGGCCACCGCCGGGGATGTGGAAGATGGTTTTGCCAGCTTCGACGTCATAGTCTCGCAAAATTCTCGAGTTCTTTGGTAGGAGAGCCCGGACCATGCGCATTGTGTTGATGTTGGCTTGGTCATGGGAAGACGCCCCGATCTGTACGAGAGGCATCGACACTTTCCTGCCAATACATCCGCCAGGCGCGTCGGCATCGAACCGCGCCAGCCGTACCGGAGCCAGTAGCTCTATCATTGACAGTACCGCTGCGAACGGCGACTTCCCTGCTCCTTTTGGGTACCTTCTCACCCCGTGATAGAATTCCCAGCGCCCGTCGGGGCGCAGCGCATACCACAACAAAAGGAACCGCACCTGCGATTCCGTGAATTCCCAGCGCTTCCCCGCGTCCGGGCCATCCGGCTGCCTGAGGTACTTAGTAGCCCAGTGAATAGCTTCCCAGCCGAGGGTGAGACGGGGCACTCCCTCGGGCAACGTAACCAGACGGTCACGTGGAGCTATATCACGTGGAGCTACTAGAAGAGTCAACCCCTCCCCCTCCCTCCGGATCTTGCGCTACTCACCATCGTTACCTTGGATGAAGTTCTCGTCGAGCCCGGAATCCGCGCAACCGGAACACTCTGGTACTGCTTCAGCCTCGCCATGACTTCGGCCGACGGCTTGACAACCTGCGAAGAACCCTTGCCGGTCGTCTTCCCCACCGCTCTGCTGCCGGCCGGCCCCTTGGCCGGCTTAACAACCCTCGTCAGCCTAGCGGTGGCAACGGGCCGCTTAGCAACGGGCCGCTTCGCCGATGCCTTCCTCGCCGGTGCCCTTTTCTTCGCCGCTGGTGCCTTTTTCTTAGCCGCAACTGCCTTCCTATGCCGTAGCGCCCGCAGTACGGCTAGGCCTGTAAGTAGCCCATGCCCTCCGCCACCGTGATGATATAGAAGTCCACGGCCAAGCCCCCGGCCCCGACGGCGACTGCGACTGCGACGGTTCCGGCTACGTGCTTGTGCGGCTCGGGCATTCCGCGCAGTCTCTATCCTGTTTTCCCGCGCCGCCCGCTCAATTGCCCGGTTTTCATCCCGCGCCTGCCTTTCACCCTCAGACAAACGCCCCCCACGCGGACGATTTCCCTTGATTCCGTACGCCGACAGAGCGTCACTAATCGCATTTTGCGAAACGCCCTGGGCCCGTGCCACATGCATCGACGCCCGCTGTACTTCCTCCTCAGAAAAGCGCCGTTCTTGTTGCCCAGCCAAATGCGAGGTAATGCCTCGCATGGCTTCGGCATTCGAAGCACGCCGTCCTTCACTCCGTATGCTCCTGAAAATCTTCCGAGTCGTGCCGCCCAGCATCCAGCGGCCGTGGAATCCCCGGATCTCAGCCGGGTTGAATCCAGCCATAACTCACCCCCGACATCCTTCACTATGCCGAGGCGGCCGTGCCACGCAATGACCGCCTCGTCCGCAGCCTCCTCATCCTGATCCGTCGTATCCGCATCCGACAGCTCGATCCGGTTGCGCTTCCGGTCGATCACGGTAACGCCGAGCCGTTCCGTGAGCCGCAGGAATGACGGCAGCAGGTTTGCATGACGTGTCCGTAGGAACATGTCGTAAACCTGTGCCGCCACCACTGCGGTGGCCCAGTCTGAGGCCTCATAGAATTCAGACTGGCCACTGAGCGCCAAGGAGTTGTACCAGCTCCGTACCGTCGGGTGCCAGCTTGGACTGGCAGCTGGACGGGGGATATCATCACGCCGTGATTTCCCCTTGGATACGGTGATGAAGCGCGGGTCGTTCAGCGCGCCGCTGCCGGCACCCGTGCGTTCCTCTGGCTTCTTCTTGGCGACCACGAAACTCCCTCCTACGCCTTGGCGTCGTGGTGTTCGACGTGCGGCGGCTCCTCGGCCGGCACCGGCGTCGGGATCCACGCCCAGGCCGGGCGCTGTGCGTTGACGAGGCACACCACCCAGTTGCCTGGCTGAGCTTCTTCCGGCGGCAGCTTGGGCGCGTAGCCGGGCAGATCGTGCGACGGCCGCACAACCTGGGCGATGAAGGCCCGCTCCATGGCGCCGTTGTTGTCGACCCAGTACCAGACGCCGTAGTTGAGGTCCGGCAGGTCCGGGTGGCCGGGGATCTGGTCCGGATCGAACGACGGCAGCCCCTCGGGCGGGTCCGGCCACACCACGGGCGGCAGGTAGATGGGCGGCATGACGTGGCCGGGCGGCGGCTGTGGCCCCGGCAGTCCGATGTCGATGTACTCGGGCGGCCGGCCACCCCAGATGCCGGGCGGCTCACCACCACCTCCGGTTGGCGGGTAGTAGATGGGCGGCATCGCCACGGGCGGCCAGCCGGGGCTCGGCTGCGGCTGCGGCGGCGTCGTGTCCACCCACGGCGGCGCTACGCCACCCCAGAAACCGGGCGGCGACCCACCGCCGCCACCGGGCGGCTGCGGCTGCGGCAGCGTGTTATCGATCCACTCGGGCGGCGTGCCGCCCCAGAAACCAGGCGGGTTGCCCGGTCCCTGGCCAGGCGGGTTCGGCCACACGGTCGGCGGAATCGGGTGTTCGACGTGCGGCGGCGGGCCACCAGGCGCGATGGGGTGCGTCGGCGTTCCCGGCACATCCTCATCCACCCATCCAATGACCTTGACGAGTTTCCATGCCATTCTGTTGTCCCTTTCTGTTTACGCAGTCCGTCCCTTTGGACCGCTTATTCCCTTGTTTGTGGATTTATCGCCAGGCTTGACGGTCCCGTCTCCCGGCTTCCAGTCCTTCGACACCACGGTCGCACCGTGGCACGCCGGACAGACGTGTGTGTTGAAGCTGCCGGTGCCGTTGCACTTCGGGCAGGTCTTCTCGTTGTCGCTCGGTGAGCGCTTCTTCTGAATCGGAACGAACGGGGGCATAATGATCCCGCCCCTCGGATAAAGCCTGGATGTGGCTCACTAGGCAGGTACCGCCGCGACGCTAGGGCAGCCTTAGCGGCCCGCCCCTGATCACCTGAACGCTTAACGTGATGCGGATGACACAATCCGCGCAACAACTCTAGCCGGTGGTCGCCGGGCGGGCCAATATGGTCCGCTTCCGTCGCATCCTGGTGACACGGGCCGTTCTCGCCCGGCAACATCCCCCAGCGACAGACTGGGTCCCGCGCCAGAACCATGACACGCAGACGCCCCCACCCACCAGGCAGGGGCGCTGTGCGCCAGGAACCGCTACTCACGGGACGCGCTGCGCATCCATAGGCGACGGGCCAAGGGACAAACCCGCACCATCCACCATGGGCCGAACGTCAAGCCCTCCACCCTAGATCACCACCCTCCGCAGCGCCCGGTGCCTCAACGAGGATTATACCCCGGCCCGGCCGGAAAGTCTACCCCAAACCTGGATCTTTTTCGGATCGAAAAAAGGTTCGAGAGCGAGCGGGTTTAGCCAGGGACAGGCCGGGTAGAATCGAGTGGATATGAACCGAGCCGAGGATGTAGACGAGAGTGTCGCTACCAAGTACAGCGGCACCCTGTTTCGATCACGCCTCGAAGCAAGGTACGCTGTGTTCTTTGACGCCGCCGGAATCGACTGGCAATACGAACCCGCGCCACCACTTGTAATCCCACGCTCCAGGCGACGGGGCGACAGCTTCCTGTACCTCGCCGACTTCCACCTGCCAACCCGGAACAGCTACTGCGACGTGAAGGGGTTCCTGTACCCGGACGGCCTTGCTCGCCTACTCGCCGTGACCCGCGCCCTCCGCAGTCTTACCATCCTAGGGCATCTGCCGAGCGCCTGGGAGTCTCGCTGGCCGTGTACCCTCATCCTCCACCGTAAAGAAGTCATCGCAATTCCGTGGAACTTCCCGCAGACTCTGTACCGCGCCGTCCGTGAAGAGAATATCACCCCACGCCTACTGATCGAGGGTTTCCCTATCACTATTCCCGAGTGGGCCGAGGAACCGCTAAAAGAAGCAAAGTATTACCGCTTCCCGAAGACAGCAGGTCCCATTCACCCGCGCCCAACCTATAAGGCAAGTTAGACTTGATTCCGTGATGTCGGGTCGGTCGTTCGTTCGTTCGTTCGGTCGTCTCTTACGAGCCGACCCGAACCGAACGGAAGCGAACGCCCTTTGACCCTCCTCATCCGGTCGCCCGAACGTAGTGAAACGTTCGCCCGAACGTATATACTCACGCCGCCTCCGTTGCTACTTCAAAATAACCATTTCCAAGGTACCTGAAAGCGATATTTCCTTTTGAGTCTAGCTTAATTCCCCGGTTGAGCGCTCCCCTAGCAGCTTCTGTTGTAATGCCAAGTTCATCAACCAAATCTGCGACCGTAAAGCAGTCTCCAATCCTCTTGCCATAGGCAATAATCTTCTGCTGCGTAGACCCTCGCCCGCCCCGCGACGGAGTTACTTCTGGCTCAGGATCGCCGAAATCAAAGTCCTCCCAGCCATTTGGCTTTAGCCGGATCGAGCCATCTGGTCCGGCGACGACATCAATACGCAAAGTCGATTCCTGAACGATAGATCCCGTACGATCTTTGTTACATGTCAGCTCGATAGCTCCGCTTAGACTTCGGGCAAAATTACTCACCTTTCGCAACGTCAAGTCTACGTGTGAAGCGGCCGCTTTGTCAGAACTTCCGCGAGCCCGGTCGAACACAGTCTGCCCCATATGGTCTAGTACAATTACCAAACCTCCCGCGAGCGACATCGGGTAGCAGGCCGCCGTCACGAACTGCCGTACATCCGCTGCCTTATTCTCATCGAGTGCGGCCGCTACGAGAAGTGGATTTAGAGCATCATACACTACAGACATTATGCCTTGATTCATTGCTGAGTTACAGAACGCTCGCCCGTGCCTGGCCATGTTCACTACTGTGCCTTCGGTATTGGCTTTTGCGTAATGGATGTACTTCATGTCACGAGGCGATGCGCCGAGATTCTGGAGAAGTCCCATGGCCAGTTCCTCGCCCATCTCACACTCATATATAGCGGAATGGACTCGGCGCTTGGCTAGCTGAATTAGCTTCCAGTAGGCTAGCATTGTCTTGCCAGCTCCAGCTCGCCCGCTAATCCAGTGAATGCGTTGTGTGAGGAATACGCCATCCTCATCGAGCGGGATACTGACTAGCGGCTTGACGTCTTCCCACTGTACCCATGCGAAGACATTCTCATCACCGGCAAGTCTTGCGTTATATTCTCTCGCCTCTTCCTGCAGCAGAAGTTTATCTGCGCGATCCCGGATTTCCTTGTCACGTGCCGCGGAAGGAGTCACGGCCGACTCGAATGGATCATTGACATCACTAACTCCACCTCGCAGTTGCCGGCCGGTATTGTTCATGATGTCTTCCTCCATCGCTCATCTATGTTTTTCACCGAACACACGTCGGTTTCCTCCTGCGGACCAGCCGCAGCCTTTGCCATTGCCGTTGAGACGGCCGACTTCCATTCCGACCGAAGGTTGCGTCTACGGCCGGAGCCTGTGAACTCGAACTCTAGCATATTCAATGCTACTTCTAGTCCGCGGTGCCCCTCGGCCGCGTTAGAGCAAATGTACGTAACCGCCGCCACGACCGTATCGTGAAGGCCACCGTATTCTTTTGCGACGCGGAGCTTCTCTGTCTCAAGTTCGACCGCTCGCTTCATAAAGCGGCACATTCCCCCACCCGACGTGCGAGAGAACCATTCCGCAACCTCCGGCAGATCAGCACTTGACCGTACCACATATGCTCTTGGCGAAAGTAGATAATCATTCCAAGCTTCAGGCAGTTCCGGCAATTGCTCGGGACGCGGTGGGTTAGCTTCTCCTGGACCAAGCCACCATTGATACTGAAGACCGAGAGAGTTATGTATTGAAGGAGGCGCAGTAGCGAACCTGTGATGGAACTGCGCGATCTCGACGCCGGAACCAGGACCAAGATCAGTAACCCATACCTGTGTATCTTCACGCCGGGCGCGGAACAGATAGATCCCCGAGTAATAATCACCACCCCACATACGTGCTGTTGAGCGCCAGGTTTCTGGCAGCGGATATTTGAGCCTCCGCTCGATACCCGAGATAGTCTCAAGACCCTTACGCCCATCATAAGCGTCAACATCGATGCCGATTATGTTCCACGGCAGGCGAATCCCTATATTAGCGGTCGGGAATTCCCGGATTAGAGCCAAGAGTTCTTCGTCGGTCGCATCTATTCCTTGGTGGCCCGTCACGCCCTTGGCCAGAGGTGCTTTTGTCCCTCGCCGGGTTACCGGGATTACTCCTGTCCAGCCTATCGAGCGGTAGTATTCGGCGGCCGTCCTGAAAGGGAAAAACTTCTTCCCTCTTTGCTCTTTACTTTCGTCGCGCGGTCGTATATACTCGGTCATAGATGGCTCCTTTCACGTAGCCCATCTCCGGCGGGCCAGAGTCCCTCCCTCTGGCCCGCCAATCTATTTTTCGGTAACCTCCCGATTATACTCCGGTTAACGCCCGGCGTCTAGTCAGAGAACGCCAGGTTAAAAACTCACAGTCTTTGCCCCCTTCCTCTTTTCCGGCCGGTAAGGTATACTATAAGGGCGTTGTTCCGATCGCCTTTCGGGAACGCCCAGGCCGGCCGGGTAGCCAGGACACCATCCGGTCGGCCTGGCAAGGGGCTCTGGAGGGAGTGGAGTTGGCGTATGGCAGTTACCTACACGTCATTGGGCAGCAGTTCAATAACAAGGAAATGCGGATGCCGTCCAAGTACCTCCACGTCCTAGGCATTGATCCGGGCGGCACGACCGGATGGTACAATATAACGGTCCCGCGTGACTGTATGTACGGCGACGCCCCCTCAAAGATTATAGAGCACGACTGGGGCGAGTTCACGGGTCCGGAATTCCGCCAGGCCATCGAGATCGCCCGGCTGGCGCGGGAAATTCAGTCCCTTGACTATAAGACCGGCCCCGCTATGATCGTCGAACAGTGGGATCAAGATCCGCGCTTCCACTCGACTGACCCAGAGACTCTCTCACCAGTCCGCATTGGCGCTCAGCTGGAGCTACTGCAGGAGCAGAAGCAGCTCGGGGACTGTACTCTTCACTTCCAGTCGCGCTCCCTAGCATTCTCAACCGCAACGGACGAGAGGCTGAAGAGATGGGGTCTCTGGGTAGCCGGCAGTGACCATATCCGCGCCGCATTGCGACATGCTATAACAGCCCTACGCCGGGCGCGGGAAAACCCAGATTTTATCCGAGAACTTTGGCCATATAATTAGGTCTTCCTTTTCCGGCTTTGATACGCTATAATAGGGTAGGGACTCGCGCCGAGCGGGAGGGGAGGTGGTGCTATAGACACCCGCTTACATCACGGAACCCCCGACGGCGGGCCGGAGTGAAATTACCACGCCCTCATAACCGGCCCGTCGTCACCCAACCGAAAGGCGAACTTGGATGCTGGAACCTGGCTTTAAGAGATGGATCACCGGAGCTGACACAATAGTCCTGGCGTGCTGGGACCTCGGCCACATCTGGGATGCGGATCTGTACGACAACATCGATCGCATACGGCACGGCTCGTACTCGATGACCGGCTCCTGTCAGCGCCGGTGCGGCGTAGTCCGGACGCGGGTGATGACGTCATCCTTTGCCCTAGACTCCGGCAAGAACTCCTACAAGTACCCTCGTGGTTACAGTCCGAGGGAATTCATGGAGGGCAACCCCTTCTTTATGTCGGCCGAGCACCGCGCCGCCATTCGCCGTGAACTCGCCCGGCGTTCCAGGGAAGACAGCACTCACGACACCGCCCGCCGGGCCGGCAAGGGTGTAGCTCCGGTCGTCAAGGTTAAGTTCACCGGCTGATGCCAACACCAGGGGGACTTCCAAAGCGGGGAGAAGTATGGATGCGTACCACAAGACTGCCGCCCGACTGGGAGCCGAACGTAATCAGCTTTGTCGTTATCGAGCGCGGGAGAGGCTCTTACTGGTCACTGCGAGTCCACATTCCGAGAATCCCTATGACACAGCTATGGGTAGATGCCTCCTACTGGCTGAGCCGGGGAGAGCTGAAATACGTAGGCCCGGCCGGCCCAGAGACCAAAAGGAAACTAGGATTGTGATGAGTATCATTATCACTCGCACCGCGATCACGTGCGAAGAATGTAATGACACCAACTTCGAGCTGTACCCCGACACCGGGCATCGATGCGACTGGAGCCGGTACGGCACAGAACCCCGATGCGAGCGAGAAGCCAAGGTTGCTCTCATCTTCGGCGATGGAGATCCCAGGGTTCCGTACTTCTGCGAGGAACACGCCGCAGAAGAGGAGCGCTACAATGACGTCGGCTACCCGCCCGACGTCACACAGCTTCCACGGGAAATGCCCGTGGAGAGAAAGGGAGACTAATGTCTCTGCGCAAGGTAGTACTCACAGCAGGAGTGGTGATCGCCGCAACGGCGGCCACGTCAACGATGGCGATGGCATCACCTAGGCCGGCACCCCATCAGGACCGCGCATTCGCGGCGGTGGAGCTACTCGCGGGCGGCAGTGAGCAGTACGCCGTCGTCAATGCGAACGCGCCCAGCCGGGACCGACACCACAGTCTGGGGTTCGTGGACTACACGAACTTCTCAGTTCCGGCGCGGTCCCACGTCTGGTCCCTGAACACCGGGGCGGCCGAGAAGCTCACGGTCTGGGCGAACGGCAACGAGTACGACCACACCTTCAACG